CCGAACAGCTCTAACCTACTTAGACAAAGTCAAAGTAGGAAACCCACTTACAAAGATAACCAGGGGCATCTCCTCGAGCTGAAAAAACAGCTCGGCCGGAGAGAGAACTGGGAATCCCGTAGAGGGCTGCGGCGAACATCACCGGATCCTTAAAGCAAGACCAAGAGACCGTAAACGGCATTGGCACTACGATAAGGACCTGATGACACCAGTGTCGAACACGTCTTCGAACGACCCCAGAAGGGTCGTGGAAGCCAGTGTCACCAAGTTGACTTGGCACGGTGAGTCTAAGTCGCGCGGGGACCTGAAAAATCAGGAACCTCCGTATTCGACTTAGATCACAATCGAAATAATCTTCGATACGACGGAGTTTATTGTGTAAGGAAAAGAAGTCGATGGGGTTCGACGGGTAGCCATCCAAACGGACTGGCGTAACCGAAAAACCATCAAAGACATCCTCACCACAAGACTCCCGAAAATTACCTTCGCAAAAGGTCTTCCGCGGATTAGGCGTAAAACCTAGGAAGCGAAGCACCGATATTACTTCTGGGAAAAGAGTACTGTCGATGATAATATCATCACCAAAGACAGAGAAATTCTCGCCATAAACCGGCTGTATACCGTGTCTCATATAGACCGTGCATACAATCGAGGCGAAAATTAAAGTCTCCAACTCAAAAGTAAAGCCATTCCCCATAGATGAGAACTTTTCTAGATACCACCACCTTCCGTCGACGCGAGTCTTCGGAGAGCGGAGATTATCTAGATGATGGAACCATCTCTGAGGGAGTAAAAGTTTGACAAGGCTTTTACTGACTGTATCGCTTGCGGAGGACAAATCAATGGTCGCTAATTTTCCGGGTTTCCCCGAGATCATCGAACGATTCACTTCTTGACCAACCGCGATATCCAACCCTATCGAGCGTTTAAGACGCTCTCGTAATAGGGCTCCGACCCCTAACTGGAAGTAGATGTTGAAGGAAGGCTCAACGGCAATGCCGCGAACCTTCCGAGCATCCTTCGGAACCGTGAGGAACCGATTACCAGGAACGGAATCGAGAAGGATACACGAACCCGCCGGTGAGGCGGTTGCTCGGGCTTGCGCCCAAGCAGTCTGAGAGAAGGAACGAATCCAACTCCAAGAGCTCGGTGTCATAGCAGGAACTGAGGTTATTTTATCGGGGACGGTATTTAACCGTCCCCTATCACTGTAAGTAGACCCAGGTCCAAACCTCGCTGCTTCTTCGACGAAGGAGTAGTTGAAAGGTCCAAGCCAGTCACTTATCGTTTTTTTCATCTCGGTGAAGAATTCATCGAGACGGAGATCCTCCGGAGTCTCAAGGACTCCATAGAGGAACCGCGATAGGCGTAAATTGGTCTCTAGACATTGCCTCTCGGAATCAACAAAGCTCTCACGAGCTAGTTGTTCTTTATTATAGCTTGTAGGAAGGCCATCAAACTTACGGAGAAACTCCGTAGCCTGATAGGCCTTACTGAAGCTATAAGCGTCGAGGTGGTGTGCAGGATCAGTGGTCAGCTCAACCAACTGATTCCACTCCTCATAACGTAGCAAGATAGCTACGGTGAGGGAACGTGGACAGTGTAGGTTCTCCATTACGGATAAACCAACATGAACAAGATTACCTTGGTTCATGGAAACTCCTTATCAGGTTACTGACTTTTGGTCAGGTAGGAGCATTGCCTTCGTCAAAACTGGCTTTCACCAGAGAAGACGCGAGCAAATTTCCAAATTGATAAGCAGCTTCACCCCGTTGAGCGTCCGTCATACCTTTCGGCAAAACGAACGAGAACGAAGCCACAGCCTGACCGTCAACTTTCGTGATCGCCGATGCGTCGGTCACGAGGTTGGGGTAGCGAAAGACACCTTCGAAGTGACGAGCGGTCTTTGGACCGTTATCACGCGAAAGAATCTGAAGCGTAGGACGGTGGGCGATGGCGGTGCCGACAGTGTTGCTGGCAAACCGAGCCGGGGCGGAATCTCCGCCTTGACCTTGAATACCAGTCCACACAACATCGGTGGTGCCATCTTTCTTCTTAACAGTGATATTGGCAATTGCTGCCATAGTAGCGCTCCGTTTGGTAAGAGAAGATTACCTTCTCAATTGCTGAAGGAGAAGAGAGACTGCGTTAGCAGCCCTCCCTGGGCTAATGATCCAAGGATCACGAACCCGGAGTCCAGGTGTTGCGAGAGCACCGGGACTTCTCGTAAAGGTGACCATCTCACCGTTAATTTTTGAGCCAAAGCCCTGATTTGCCGGTATCCCCGAAGGGCGACCGACATGATGGACTTGACCCGCTCTAACGGTCTTGATGGAAGTGTACGTATTCGAAAGGCTTACGCCATACCAGGGTGACAAGCCCTGAATCCAAGGTTCGATTGAGATGAAGTAATTCACGACAAAAGAAAAAGGGATTGCATCGTACACCACAGCTAAAGGATTTGTCAATCCTAAAGAAGTCCAGAGAAGTGCATTTGGATTCGTGACCGTAATGGTCCCGCCCATATGGCAATTCTGCGTAACAACTCCACTATAAACCTGAGTCACCCCAGGAGAAAGGAAGTCAGACCCAGACCAGGTATTTCTACCAGATCCGGAGACTTTAACCACTTTCGGGTTAAAATCACGCTTAAGGGCCTCAACAGAGGCTCCCACATCCTGAATGAGAGGTCTGATCCCGAAGGACCATTCCAACCATCTGGATGCGAAAGTCCGACCTTTCGGTTTAAACCCCTTAGGGAGCGAAAACTGATCGATCAAGCCAGAGACGTTGCCTCTACGTAAATTTCTGACAGCTCGGTGAAGTCCAAGGATGGACGACGTCATGAGGTCAAAAGACTCGCGATACTGCACAATGTTGACGGCCCAAGAGGCCATATCACCATATGCAGCTTCACGAAATTTACCGTAGGCTTTCGTTGCTGCGTTCGTCGTCACCGACGGCGGATTGTCAAATGAGCGTGCGGGGTTAAGCCCTAGTTCCCAAGGGGACGGATAATGGGTATACTCTACTTTCCACAACCATTGTTCGATGGAATAGGAAAGGGGAAGAGTATACGGCTTTACCTGTCTCTGGTTGAGAATAACACGCTTTCGATAGTTCTGATTCCCAGCCAAATAACTTCCTGGGGGCTGAGCCCCCGAGATATTATAAGTTGGTCCAGAAGTTACCGGGGCAACCATTTAAAGTGCCCACAAGATGAAGTCTGTGATCGCTTGGATGATCGAGTGAAATAAATCACCAACGACATCCCACAAACTGCGGTCGTTATCCATATATGCTCCTACTGGGTTACCCCGATAGGCACATACAGGGATCTCAAAGCTACTCGCTGCTTTAAGCGACGAGGTGCCAAGCACCTTAGGTCGAAGACCTAGAGAAAATCCTCCAATTTAACCCAAATCAATCATTGCCTTGAAGAACTTATCCAAGCTGTGAAGCTCGGTATCGTTATACAAGTAAAGATTGGTGAGGCTAATCAGAGATTCAACTTTTCCTAACTGGAATAGATAGCACTGCAGACAGTAGATTTCTCCAGCTGTCCGCCGATGTTGCTGTTCCGACCAGGTCAATACAGAATTACTCATGATATAGCTCCAAAAGGTTAAAGAGGG